AGCACCTAACGACTCTGATCACACACTCGAAGAAACTTGGAAACTTGCCAATCCTGCTTTCGGTGATCTTAATGATCCAAAAGATTTCGCGGCGATGGTTAGGCGAACTCCAGAAGCAGAGTTCAGAACTAAGCGATGCAATCAGTGGGTTTCATCTCAGACTGCTTGGTTGCCTAACGGATCATGGGAACCACTAGAAGCAGAACGTGTGATTGATGATCAAGTGCCTGTAATTCTTGGATTCGATGGATCGTTCTCTGGTGACGCATCTGTTGTCATTGGTGTAACGCAAGAAGATCAACCACATGTGTTCATGGTCAAGGCGTGGGAAAAGCAACCGACTGATGACGATGACTGGCGCGTGGATTCACTAGATGTTGAAAACACCATCATCGAGTTTTGCCAGAACCACAATGTTCGAGAGATTGCCTGTGACCCTTTCAGATGGCAAAGAACAATGCAGGTGCTGGATAATTTAGGGCTGCCAGTAGTTGAGTGGCCTTCTACTTCTGCGAGTCGCATGGTTCCTGCATGTGCAAAGTTCTATGATGCAGTTGTGTCTGGGAAACTCACGCATGATGGCAATCCGTTGCTCGCAAGGCATCTCATGAACGCCGTAATCAAGACTGACAGACTAGGGCCACGAATTGTCAAAGAACATCGTGGCTCGCCACGCAAGATTGACGCGGCTGTTGCTAGTATCATTGGATTTGATAGGGCAACAGTTTCGCGTGAAGAACCCGTTGTTCCTCAGTTCTTTAGTTTTTAGGAGTCCCATGTTTGCCACAATTCTGCAATTGGTAGGTCTAACTGCAATCTCCATCGGTCTAGGTGTGTTTAGTTTGCCATTAGGAATCGTTGCTGCTGGTGCTAGTGCTTTGCTTATTGGACTAGCAATTGAGAAGGGTCAGTAATGCTCGGAAATTTAACAGGTGGCAACAAAGAAGAACGTGCCATAAGTTTTCAATCGATTTGGGGAGCAGGCGATTCATTCGCGTTCACCACGCAGTCTGGCGCAAACATTGACCAACAGACTTCAATGCAGATCAATGCCTTCTACGCCTGCGTTCTACTTATCTCAGACACCATCTCAACTTTGCCAGTTGATTCTTTCATTCGTCGTGATGGTGATCGTGTTCCTTATCGCCCACAGCCTTCATGGATTCAAAGACCAGATGTGGACTTGTTAAGAACTGAGCATTATCAGCAAGTTTTGATTTCGCTTCTTCTTGATGGCAACGCATTCATTCGCATCTACAGAGATAACTCTGGTCAGGTTGCAAACCTTGTTGTCATTGATCCAAGTCGCGTTGAAGTAACTCGCACACCAGTCACCCGTGAAGTTGTTTACATCATTGATCAGAATCAAGACTTCCCTGTTTACGCACAAGACATGCTACAGATCACTGAAATGCGTAAGGCTGGCGAACTTCGTGGAATGAGCCGCGTCACAGAATTAAAAGACAACCTTGGTCTTTCATCAGCACTGCAATCTTTTGCTGCACGTTTCTTTGGTCAAGGAGCAACAACTTCTGGCATCATCGAAACTCCAATGGGCTTGAACTCAGAACAAGCAAAGCAATTAGTTGAAGGCTTTGATGGCAAGCATCGTGGATACCGTAAAGCACACAAGACTGGCATCCTTACTGGTGGCGCAAAGTTTGTTCGCACTGGTGTAAATCCTGACGAAGCACAAATGCTTGATTCACAAAAGTTTGCTGTTGAACAGATTGCTCGTATCTTCAGAATTCCACCACACATGATTGGCGTTACAACTGCTGGCGCGATGTCTTACAATTCTGTTGAACAACAAAACATCAACTTCGTAACACACACTTTGCGGCCTTACATAGCAAAGATGGAAGATGCGTATTCCACACTTCTTCCACAAGGCGCATTCATTCGTTTCAATGTTGATGGATTGTTGCGTGGTGATTTTTCCACAAGAATGCAAGGTTACTCAATTGGATCACAAGCAGGTTTTCTTTCAGTTAATGACATCCGTCGATTCGAAGATTTGCGACCTGTTGATGGTGGCGACGTTTATCGCGTTCCTTTGGCTAACGTGGATTTGGGTGCTGCTTCACTCGTTGAAACCGACAAGCGTGTCACGATGGCTTCGAAACTTATTCTTGCTGGGTTCGATCCTTCTGGCGTTTTGGCTGCTCTAGATTTGCCAAAGATTACGCACTCTGGTGTTCCAAGTGTTCAGTTGCAGAGCGTTGCTCAGATTGATCCTGAAGCACCTGAATCTGTCTATGACGTACAACGCACACATGATGTGAACGTACAGATGCCAGAAACAATTGTGAATGTGCCACCAGCCGTGATCAATGTTGCTCCACCTAACATCACAGTTGAAGCACCACAGCAAAGAACAACAATTCGAACAGTCGAGCGTGACGATAATGGTCACATCGTAAACATCATTGAAAGAGTTGAAAACTAATGGCAACAGGAATGAGTGCGTATTTAGCAAACAGTTTGCTGAACGCTTTAGGAAACAACACCGCTTTTGCAGTAACTGCTCCGTATGTGCAATTACACATTGGTGATCCTGCTGCCAATGGCACTGCTAATCCTGCAACAGAAACAACTCGCAAGGCTGTGTCATTCGCTGGTGCGTCAGCAGGTTCTATTGCTTCTGACGCTGACGTTAGTTGGACAAACATTTCTGGCAGTCAAGATGCAACATTCTTTACTGCATGGGATTCTTTGACTGCTGGCAACTTCTTGTTCTCTGGAAGTATTACTGGCAACCCTTACACAGCAGGCGACACTTACACAATCACTGCTGGTTCTTTCACAACATCTTTGACCCTAGCGAGTTAAGCCATGAGTTCGTCTGAACTCAACGACTTTGTTCTGAACACTGATCGTGTGGTTCGACTTGCTCAAATGGTGCTTGATGCACGCCAACTCGATCAATCTGTTGTTGGTGGAAAGTCTGCCTATGATGCTGGCGACCTTACTTACAACGCAACTGTTTCAACTTATGACGGCACGCTTACAACTCTTGCTTACGGATCAGCACCGCTTGGTTCTCTGACTGCATCTGTAAGTTCGACACCAGTAGTTGTTGTTTCTGCATCTGCAACTTTGGGTGCAATCGTTAGTTCTGCCAGTTCAAGCGTCACACATCAGGCTTCTGCTGCTGCTTCTCTAGGCGTTTTACAGGCATCCAGTAGTTCACAAGTTAGTCATCAAGCAAGTGCTGCAAGTGACTTAGGATCGCTGTCTGCCACAGCAAACACCATTCCACAAATACTTCCAGTCTTTGCATCTGAACTTGGTGGATTGACAAGTGTTTCGAATGCTGTCGTTATACATTTGGCAGCGGCTGAGTCTGCTCTTGGAGCGATGACTTCAACTGCGAATACATTGCCAATTGTTAAACCCGTATTTATGGGTTCACTTGGAACGCTCGATGCAAGTGCCACTGCAACTGTTATACCGCCAACACCACCAGAACCAGAGCCGCAAGAGTACGGATCAAACAGACCTTATCCAGCACCACCACGCAGACAATCAAAGCCTGAACCAATTCCACAACCTGCACCAGTTGTCATCACACAAACATTGCCAGCACGACCAGTCAAAATGCCTGCAACTATTTTTGCCACGACTAGCAGCCTGCAAGCAACATTGAAGTTTGATGTTGTTTCACAGATAGAATGGTCAATACTAGAAGATGAAGCAGAACTGCTTCTAATGCTTTAAGGATTAGTGTGGCAATTACATCTGGACAACAAACAATTGGCACTACTCGTCAATTGGTAGATGGCATTTCGCCAAATCCATCACGCTTACACGTTCACAATAATGACAACACAGACACTATTTTTTTAGGTAATGAAACTGTTACAACATCCACTGGTTTGCAATTGCTCAAATTAGATAGCATTGAATTGACTTTGAATGCTGGTGAATCTTTGTACGCAGTCAGCACATCTGGATCACACACAATCTCTTGGTTAAGGCAGACACAATACTGATGCCGTACTTCATAACAGACAAAGCAGAAGGTTGCTCAGGATGGGCGACTATCAAAGACGATGGCGAAATCATGGGCTGTCACAAAACTAAGCAAGCCGCCATTGATCAGATGGTTGCAATCTCAATCGCTGAAGACATGGAAGTTGGTGGCGAAAGAATTGAGTCAGGGCCATTAGCAGTCATTGTGGATATTGACGGCACACTTATTTCTGGTGGTCGCTTGATTCAAAAAACCTATAACTACATTGACGACATGCAAGATACAGAAATCTTCATTGTCACTGGTCGTAATGATTCAGAACGTGAATCAACAGTTGCAGAACTAGATGCTTTGGGCATTGATTATGATCGCTTGTTTATGAATCCAAGCAGCACTGCTGACACTCCTGAATTCAAAAAGGCAACTGCAGAAAAACTTCTTGAAGAATTCAACGTCATTATTGCTATTGATAACAATCCTGCCAATCGCAAGGTCTACCGCGAACTTGGAATTACTGCCTTAGATGTTTCAGATGTTCCTGATGTTCCTTCTGATAAGAATGACCCTGATGAAGAAGATGTGCGTGCCATTAATCAGGCTGCACCTGCATTCATGA